ATTCAGTTAATGAAACTTCAAAATCGTTCGTTACAACCGTATTATTTACAGTTAAAACAAATGTCTCTACCCAATCAGATGGGACTGTAATAGAAGATCCTGAGACTGTTCCCGTAGCAAAGGCAATCAAAGATTTACTATCTCTCGCAAACTGTTTCTCACCTCTGTTAATCTCAAATTTCCGGTCGACTAAAGGCCAGGCGCTATCTGTATCTGTATTAGAATCTCCTAAAAGTCTAGAAAGTTTATCTTGTTGATTTAAAAAAGTCATGGCTGCCATTATACAATCACCTCCTGTTTCATTAGAGAATCATAAGCGTCTCTCCAAAGGTACACTTTTTTGTCTGCATTGTGATTTTCATACACATTATCATAAGCGGTATCTGCCACTTCCTTCCGTTTCTTTTTATCCTGGCATAATCTGGAAACAACTTCTACCCATTCATTCTCATCCTTTACAAGAAATCCGTCTTTCTCATTTGTTATTACGGGAGAATAAGGAAGGACATCACTTGCCACTGTCACGGCTCCGACAGATGAATAATCCAAATATTTAATACAAGATTTATTTCTGTTAAAAGTATTATCCACTAAAGGACACAATCCTATATCAAGATTAAGCAAAGGAAGCCGGTATGGATAAGAAACAAAATTGACCCATCCGTTCATTTCTTTTCTGTTCTTAGGAATATCCTGGAATAAGTTAATAAATCTATAATCACCTAAATAAACAAAATGGGCATTATCATTCTCTTTAATTATCCGCTTTATAGCATTCTTAATAATATAAAGGTCTTCATAATGGCTCACGCCGCACTGATAACCAAATCTAACTTTATTATCTTTAACCAATTCATATCTCTTAAATAAATTAAAATCAACAAGATTAGGCAGTATTTTAACTTTAGAATTAATTGTTTTGAAAAAATCACATAAAATATCCGTTGTAGTTGTGACCATATCGGCGTTTTTAAAAGAAGCTCTGAATAAATCATTTCTTGTAATATTACGCTCAATATCAAAATCATCTTCTCCATCTTTCCATATTTGATCAACTTCTCCGCTAGGCCATTTATACCAATATTCTTTCGTACCGACAAATCTATAATACGGGTTCATAGGATGTGTATTAAATGGATCATCATCATAATCTAAAACTACAATTTTCCCGTTTTTTCTTAAAATATTAACGAAATCAAACCAGGGTTTATCGGAAGGCCTTTGGAATAATATAATATCACTTTTCAAGAGCTCTATCCACGGCATGATCTGTATGCAATTCATGGTCATAAATAGTTAAAGTATCAGCCATTCCATGATCACGCAATTTATACAGAGGTTGAAGAATCCTNTAATGATTACAGGCTGTATTATCCCTTTCTATCCCCAGTATTCTCATACTAATTGATCCTCCAGTTTATATTCTATTTCTTTAATTACTTTCCTCATTGAAAAACTATCATTAAATCCAGTTGTAGGTCTGTATGGGATACCCAGAACTTTCGGCGGGTGATCTTCATCATCATAAGTAAATCTAGCCCATCCAAAATCAATCAATTTTATAATACCTTCTTTAACCATTAAATTATCCGGTTTAATATCACGATGCTGTATTTTATATAACCTCAAATCATTAATTATCTCTACTAACTGATTCTTCCAGTCTTGCGGTAGATTCTCCATTGTTAATCTTTCCCCGCAATTCTCTATAGTAATTTCATCATTAGAAGTTTTCTGATTAAATTTTTTACCTAAAACTTTGGGAAAATGATTAGAATCAATTTCAGACAAAATCCTGAACTCGTTATGAATAAGATCATAGGATCCATAGCCTATCTGACTTTTTATCATACTTTTTCCATTATTTACAACAACAGCCGTCGCTCCTTTCCAGTACTGATGGAACTTNCCTACGCTAGGATCTTCTGGAATGCTATACCCTATTTGAGATTTCTTGAGAGATTCTAAATATTCTTCAATTTTTCCATTTCCTATCCATTTTTTATAATCATTCCTATTCTTATGATGAACTGTATGATAAACCAATGCAATTCTAAACATATTAGGTTCAGGAATAAAAAATCCTGCCGGATGATATTCCCTATTTTCAATAATTTGCATTTCAAAATCCATAGGATAATATCCGTCTCCGACATATCTGATATCTAAATAAACATTAAAATTAACCAGCGTCATCTTATGGTACACTCTGGGAAAAGGATATATCGATTTTATTTGCGGGAACAATTCTTTGAAATGTTTAAAATCATAAACAAGAATATCAATATCTCCATGGCCTTTAACCGTAGCATCTTCCGGCAATCCTTCAAAATTTCTTAATACAACATAAGGAAAATCTACATCGTGCATTTTATCAAAAAACTCTTTTAAATTTTCCATTGCTTTGCCTCTGAATATTCTTTACTTTCAGTACCGCATTCTAAAGCTATACTGTTTAATTTCTGGAAAACTTCTTCTTTATCCTGGATTTTTTTGTAAAATTCAATTTTATATTTTGGAAGTTGTTTCTTAGTTCCTTCAATGCCATATTCTTCAAACATCTCAAATATAGATTTATGCAGATTTTTAGGAACTTTACAATAATCAATATTAATTCCAAATGATTCTAAATACTTCTCATCTAAATATTTATCTTTTGATAAAGGATTTGTAACATAAGTTATTCTTCTTTTTTCTAATTTCTCTCCACGCCACCACCTGTCTCGATCTTGGATATCATGTAATAAATCCAATATTCTTGATGTTGGACTCCCTAAAAAAGATTTAAGAAAATTTCTAGATGAACTATTCCTGGAAAATGTAACCTCCGCTTGTATGCCTAATGTTTCTTTTATAGCATAAATCCAAGCCATATTAACTTTCAATAAACTTGATCCGTCAGCATAACATTTTTCTATAATGGGTTTCTTCTTTCCTTCTACGGGTTTAGTTATCCATTTACCTTTATGCCGAAACCTGTTCTGATAACCGTTTTTCTCAAACTGAACTAAATCCATAATTATAAAATAATCTACCATTGCCATTTTATAGAAAAACGGGAACCACGGTATAAAATTAGGTTGATGAATAGCAATTCTCATGTAATATACTTCCTACAATATCATCATTAGTCAATAAAACTGTATGTTTGTTATCCATCCATATTTGATATTTATATGACTGAATAGATTTTAAATACTTCTCCCTTTCCGAATCATGTAAAATAACTACTCCTGATATATCTAAAATATAATGTGCTTGTATCAAACAATTTTCACGATCTCTACCATCGATAAATATTAAATCATATTTAGATTTCCTTCCCTGAACAAATTTATATTTCTCACGATCCGGTTCATAAATCATCATAACTTTATCATTTACAACTTTACTAATTTTATCAAGCCAAACCGCATCATGTTCAACGCTGTCCATAAGTTCTATAGAAGAATAATTGGAAATCATCTTGGTAGATTCCCCGCATCCCCATTCAAAACAAGTCTTTGGTCTCAATAAATCTAAAACTTTAAAAAGAGCTGTTTCATAACTTTGCCATGTTAATGCAGTGTCCATCTAATACCTTTCTCATTGTTGATTGATCAAACCTCCAGGAATGAAAATACCAGAATTTATGTTCTGGATCAAATTTCTCAAATTCTAATGATTTCCATTGTCTACCATCAGTTAAAAGTTTTATTCCACACTGCCTGCACACTGATTGAGTATCCTCATTCCATCTTGCAAACGGCGGCATAAACATCGTTGTGCCGATATAAGAAGTTGACCCCATTATAGACATAAGCTGGGTGTCTCTATGAATTTTAGTATGATCTACATGAAATAATCCGTGGCTAGCTTTCTCAAAAGGTAATTGTTCAATAAGCTCCTTATCCATAAACTGATTAATATCATAAAACCATTTAACAGGATTGTCTTTAAAAGGAACTTCATCATAAACTGAACCTCTATTTGTCTTTCTTGATATTACATTAATACAATTTATTATTCTGCAATCGGAGAAATACGTTGTCAGAACATCATAAACTTTCTTGAGCTTAAATATATTAGTATTCTTACATACATCATCATTTCTGAATATTATATTGCTCTCCACGCTATTTCCCTTCCTACTTCAAAAGAATAGTTTTGGTGTTCTTCGCTCTTAATGTGGTCCGGGTGATTACCTGACCAATGCCCTATATCTTGTATCAAAACTTCTTTTGTCCATCCAATAATCGGATTTTTTTCGTTTTTTATTTGTCTTAATAAAGCAATTGCTCCTCTTATTCCGTTGACATCATAATTAACAAATTCCATATCTCTAATCAACTCACCTTTCATAATCCATAATCCTCCAACAAAAGAAGCCGGCATATAAATCAATCCGGGGACTTTCTTCCCGTATACATTAGCGGCATCACTAGGAAATACGTTAGGAGACAATATATCAACATCAGATTTATCAAAAATATCTATTATTTGATCCATCCAACCTATTGGAACAACACAATCATTATCCATTTTAGCTAAAAAATCATAATCCCTGTGATTATCAATAAATTCTATAATTGCCTGTCTTAATCCCGATTCACCATTATGCTGAAATATCTCATATTCAACCTCACCTTTTCCATGATTTAAAGCCTTAATACACTTATTGGTATACTCAGACCTTTTATAACACGGAACTAACACAGATACTTTTAAGTTTTTCTTCGGCTTCTTTAGCGGCATTGCACAACTCCTTGAAATCATCAATAGTTAATTCCATACGGACATCTCTAATTTTTAAATGTATATATTGATCATCTTTAATTTCCGATCCTTCTGCAAAAACTTTTCCTTCGTACTGATTATACAAATTGTTGTTAAGATTAATCTGTAAGGTATCCAATTCATCTTCATTAATGATCTTTTTTCTACATAACTCAATGTGCCGATCTTTATTTGTTCCAGGGCATCCTCTTTTTTTCCACCTGTCCAGAGCATCTCTAAACCCTTCAGCTAAATTCACCCAGTCATACATACTATTTGTAAACCTTAAATTTTTATAATGAGTATGTACTTTCTCACAAATCTCTATAACAAACCTGTTTGGAAAAATCGCCTTAGACGATAATTTCCTTTTCGCCAATTGTTGTAACGTTTGACCCATAATGATTATATACCTTGTTTAAAAGTTCATAAGCATCTTGTCCTGTGATAACGCCTCTCATAAATTCGTCACGGACTTTTTTATTATTATCAGACCAGAATTTTTTGTGTATATGCGTCATAAAGCATTTCAGTTGATTTGAAATAATCCATTTCTCTTTAAATAATCCGTCTTTGCTCCATCCTGTCGTACCATCATATGTTTTACCGCTGATATATCTTGTTGGGCTTTTATTTCCTGATTCATTTAATATCTTTTGTCGTTCTATATTAATTCGTCTTGTATCTTCAACAAACATAGGATAATACTTGAATTGTAAAGAAAGATAATGTTGAGTAATGGCTCCCAGATATTCTCCTCTTATTCCTCTTGGAACAATATCAGGAGGCATATTATCAAGAGCTTCCTCTCTTATCTGTTCATTTGTAGGTATTTTTAATGTTTCAACCATTTTAAGGTGGGGGTGTTAAGGTACACCCCCAAAACCTTATCACAGAACACCAGCAGTATTGAATCCTTTTCCTTTGGCATGAGCCTTCTCATTGCCCCAGTTAAAAGACATCTCGGCTTCAACCCAACCCTTTAATGAAGAACTGGTCTTAGCTCCTTTATACTGCTCAATGTCCCGTAATATAGCAACTCTAATAAACTCCGGGTCAACAATACTAACCCTACGAGTCATGTGTTGGCGATCAGGAATGATGTCAAGAGTACCAAAACTTCCTTCGTATTGATTAATATTGTTAATGGCTTTCCTGGCTGAACTTTCAATATTAAAAGTAAAGCCGGTTTTAGCCGTGAAGTTATTAGAGATAACTCGTTTCTGATAACCTCCGCAAAATAACGCACGGGGATTACCACCATTGTCCCAAACGTCTTGCAACAGTTTATTAACCGTCGCTTCCGTTAAGGCTCCTGTACCACTTGATCCTGTACCAGTCCCGACAGCTGTGTTCGTGGTAATCAGCTTGCTTTGAACACCAGCAGCAACACGACCAGCTGACGTTGACCCAGCACTTGTTGCGGCAGAATTAAGAAAGATTTTATCGTAATCTCTCAATAATTCTTTCATCGCCTTCAACAATTCCCGTCGAACATCATTGCGTACACCAGCAACATTAATAGCTTGCTGTGTATGCGTGACCTCCCAATTCCGAAGTCTGATGTGACAGTAATTGGCATGACGAGTTCGCAATGCCGGCTTGGTATAGGAGAGTGAGGCGCCTTCAATCACAGCGGTTGTTGCTGCCGCTGCCAGGCTATCTGCTGTCCATTCATGTTTCGTCGCTTTAGCTCTTATCTTTCGAGCCATAGCGAAGAATGGGACTTCATCAGCAAATAAGTCTGCTACTACGTCGGCTAAATCTTCACGATTCCCAACCGTCGAGTAGGTGTTCAGCATATCAGCTACACTCATTTAATCATCTCCCTTTATGTTGAGGATCAAGAAATTGGTCAACGTCTATCAAGTTCTCCATGAATTCAGCTTTTTCTTCAATCCCTGACTTCGGGTCTTTGGCCTTATCGTATAATTTTCTTATACTCTTGGTTTTTTGGTCTCCCTTAACAGTGGATGAATCTAAAGATGTCTTCTGTTTTAACTTGGTAAACTTCCGTTTGACTTCTTTCACTCTTGACTCACCTTTAGAAGCTTTTAAAGCATTAGAATAACGTTCTACAGCTTGTTCCATAGCTATAACTAAACCATCTTCAAGTTTTGATAATCTGGGATGTTTAGCTAAAATCTTCTCACCAAGCTTTTCAATGGCTGAACCGTGTTTCTCAAAGTCAATGTGATCATATGATTCATCAGATTTAATTCTATTGATACCTTCATTTAATAAATCATATTGTCTTTGTTGGAACCTTTGTGGAATCGTTTGAATAACATCATAGATATCATCCAATAATCCTTCCAGTTGTTCTTGGCGTTTAGAATCTTCTTCAATCCTAAGTTCAGATCGAACGTTTCTTCGTAACTCTTTAAGTTGACTCTGATCCATAGACTCTAATTTCTGCTTAGCGTCTGATGTAGGAGATGATTTTCCAGCCTCTAATGTCCGTATTCTGGACTCTAATTCAGCCCTTTTAATACGTTCACTTTCAAGACGTTTTTTGAGCTTGGAAGCAGGGATCATTTCTTCATCCTCTTTAATTTCTCCTTGATCTTCTTCTTCCTCTTCATCTTCAACGGCTTCATCTAATTCTTCTTCAGATAAATCCTTCTCAACGTCTTTTAAAGACTTCTTAGAACTGACCTCTTTCCCGTCTACATCATCGCCTTGCTTACTCTTAGACTCTTCTTTCTTTTCAGAGCCTTCCTGGTCTTCCGGTAAGTCAAGAGACGAAATAAGATCTTCGGAAATTTCGTCACCAACTTCCATTTCCTTCTTTGATTGTTGTTTAGCCTGCTCTTTAGCTTCTTCAGCAGACATTTCTTTGGTTTTGTCTATTACTGCCATTTAGGCCTCCTTATTTCACGCATTTATAGTCTTGGGAGACTTTTTGTTGGTAACCAGATTTTTCCGCATTTCAAGTCCTGGTAGACTCGCTAGTTTATCGTCTTAGGAGACGACTGGTTATTTCTTCTTCGAAGGTTTAAACCCATGCTTAACGGCTTTTGCCACCTTCTCAAATCTATCTCTTGCGCCTGCACTCTTAAATTTTCTTATACTACCATCAGACATTCTAAGCCGATTGCCCGATAATTTCGTCATTATCTTCCTCCTCTAATGGCTCTTGTATCTGTTCAGAATCCATAATCATTCTTTCCAGATCTTGTATGACATTTGTATAAGCTTCACATCGGCCTAATATCCTGTCCGGAGAAATATGGCCGTTATCCTGATGGTATAACAACTCTTTAGTCTTTACACCTTCTATATAAGCCCTTAAAATATCGCCAAACTGGCTGTTATAAACCCGTTTGACAATACCGCCGATTAATATCTTGTCTTCATTATTTTGACGTACTAAAGCGTCTTTTATGCTCATTTAATTATACACCATTTCATAGTTCAATATATGCTTCGGATAAAGGACCTTTAATGGAATCCTGATATTTTTTCCATTCTTTATATTCATCTTCCATACACTCAACAATATATTTAACTCTTATATCAGCATTATGAAACCGCCTGACTTTATTATAACCATTAGTAGCAATTCTGTATTGATCATCCATTCTAGGCAAATAATATTTAAACTTCTTTACTAATTCATCCATATCCCTGAAATAAACCAGATCATTCCCATCCGTAAAATACCTTGCTGTCTTAAACATCGTATCTTCATTGTAATAAACAAACGCCATCCTCCGACACGCCATAATCTCCCAAGCCCTACCGCACATTCCGGTAAAACATCGGCCGGGCGGAGATACTAACATCTGGTACTTGCATATTGATTTAGCTAAATCTATTGTCATTTCTTTAGCATCATTCTTATCTATAGATGTTTGGAATCGTTCAATTATTCCATTTCTGTCTTTATTGAGGAAATCTTCCCTGCCTTGAATACCTCCAAAGAAACCTAATCTATCAAATATCTCAGGAGGTTCCCAATTATCAAATATATCTGTGTCTGCCCATGAAGGTAAATAATGTGTCGGAACGGAATATTTATCCATGTCTGTTTCCGAACAAGTGAAAAACATCTGGAAATGATCTTGATTTTTCAAAGCCCAATGGCTTGATCCATCCATTTCCCCACGTCTGGTATAAAAACTTTCACTTTGCCATGTCGCTTTAAATTGGCCCCCTCCTCTTACCACAAAGCTCATTCTTCCAGGTAAAAAACCTCTTATATATAATATTGGAGCTTCTTGTAATTTATTAACATCTAATTCATGCTCTTTAACTGTATCAAAAACTGTAATGTAATAATCCATTACGCTCTAATGCCGCTTTGAGTCCTGCCGACCCGAAATATCCTGACCCTAATTTCTGCGGTGTATGATATATTAAATTAATCTTCATTGTTTTTTNNTAAAAACTCCAATAAATTCTTTTCCCGATTAAGCATAACTTGCCTGGCTTTAACTTCTATAATTTTACCTTNAGAATTTTTAATTTTAACCATCTTATCATCCGGGATCTTTTCAATGTCTCCATTATATCTTTCATACCACCCAGGCCGCCAACTCCATAACGCTGCTTCTTTCATCGTAGGTATTCCAAACACATCTTGTAAATCTTTAATATAAACACTAGCGGCTATATCATAGGATTTCGGGTCTTCTAATATCTTATTAAAAGTAAACTTTTTATCTAACTTACCTCTTTTAACTAAACTTTCTAAAGTACTTTTTTCAAATTGTAAGAAATCTCCTTCTGTATTACCAGATGTCTCTACAGACGCAAATAACTCTTTTACAAACTCATTTTTCCCTCCCTGAAAGAAATTCTCATCACCAATCTCAGGTTCTAAATCTTTCTCTTTCTTTATACCAACTCCAAAATCACTTAAATTCTGACTATTATTTATAAAATCATTAACGCTAATATTGTTCTTAAGAGAATCAATATTTTTTCTTAACTCAAAAACAAAGTCTCCTACAGATCTGTTTGGTGGAAGTATAATCATTAATCTGGCGCAAACTTCTTTCCCTGAATTGGTAAGAGTTTAGCCTCCTTTAACACGTCAGTATCATCCATTGTCATCTTTATTCCAACAGTCTTTTCTAACGCATCTGCTTCTGCTTGTTCTTTCGCATTAATCTGCGCTTGCTGTAATTGCTGCATTTCTTCTGCGGTATACACAAATCTGTCATACCTCGGGTCAATTTCTTTCATAACAGCCCTGGCTAATTCTTCTTGTTTAATTATTCCGGGGTTCTCTGTGGCAAAGTTAACTGCCAATAAAAGCTTCCTCAATCTTTGATCAGGGCTGGAATTATCTATCCTTCCGTTTGGTATAATATTGAATTTACCTTGAGTTTCGGCTCTGGATATCTTAATTGGTTGTTCATTTGTAATTAATATCTCTTCTTCTTCATCTCCAAACTGGTTGTAAAGAGAATCTATCTGATAATATAAAATCGCTATTTGTTGCTGAAATACCTGCAGGTCTAATGACTGCGCTTGACCTTGAATCGCTATTAAAGCATCTACTTCTGCCTTTGTTTTCTTTCCTCTGCTTCCCAGGCCGGGTAAATCTGTCTGGCTTCCTAACCCAGTTGTCTGTTGCCCCAACCTATTATCAGCCCAACTCTTTAAAAACTGAGCTTGCTGAAATAAAACTCCCTGTGTATTATTTCCTACCGAACGTACATCATAATCAGTTATAGGTCCAGTAGTCTCTATATGTTCACCGGGAATATATTTTCTGTTCTTTGGATTAGAAATAACTCCTTTACGGCTAATTGTGAATGGGCTATTAAGAATAGTTCCATTATCAATGGCTTGATTAACAGAAGTAGAAATACCAACCTGGAAATCTTCTTCTAAGCTTGGATATCCTCTGCTTGCGTAAAACCCATTTTCCGTTAATTCACGCTTAATCTGAACATAAGGCCACATTCCATGTTCATAAGGCAATTCAATAAATCTTAATATCTTCCCGCTATCAGAATCTGGCCATGTGACAACACACCTTTCATCAATTCCATCGTCATCTACGTCATACCAGCAACAGGTCTCATGCATTAAAATCATATCTTCAGACCTTTTCTGCCGGAATTTATTGATTGTAATTCCAGTATTTACTGATTTATTAGACCATGAGTCTATTTCGTGATCAGGAAACTTTTCATATTTTCCGTCTTTCATCGATATCCGGGTATCATTCTTTGATATCCAGAATTTGTAATCTATAAACCTTGCGTCATTTAAATCTTTAGTATCAGCGGGTATTGTTAAATCATCTTTAATATCACAAGCTATTACTTCTACTTGATTATCTTTCTTACTCCTAAAAATGTTAATTCTACTCTTTGACTTCCATTCCTGAGCTTTTTAACAGCGTTTCTTGCCTCTTCCAGATTTTCATCAAAATCCAAATCTACTCTAAATTCTTCTAAAATGCCTTGAGCGAACATTTCGTCATCTAAATCGAGCGTCGAACATAGCATCTATTACATCTTCATCTAATTCAGATAAATCAATGATTTCTGTATATGTCCTTGTAGTAAATTTCCATATATTCCTGAACACTGTTTGTCCCTGTGATCCTAATATCTGATCTAATCCATAGTTTAATGGTTTAAAAAACTTAACTTTGGTCCTCATCCTCCAATCAAACAGTAATTCTCTTTTCTTTGCCGGCTCTACATCTTCCGGACCAAAAGGTTCAAATGTCACTATAGGATTAATCGCATAAACTAAATTAACATAAGAAGGTTTGACTTTAGCAATATCTGAGTCTATTTGAGGTATCATATAATTTGCGGCACCTGGCCACGGATGATTCTTCGGCCTTCTGACTCCATATCTTAATTTCTGTAACCGGTCTATAGCCAATTCCCATCTTGCCCTTGAGGATTTTTCATCATCTATATCTTGTTTAAGTTCATTAACAAAAGATATAAGGTCCTGCGTTGGCTTGATTTGTTTTACTTTATCCAAAGATTCCGGATGTTGTGTATCTGTTTTTTTAACCATTAATCATCTCCAATATTATTCCCAAAACTTTTATTATCTATATAAAGTAGCCATGCTCCAAATTTAATCGATAACTCTGCTAATTTCCTTAACATGATAAAAACTCAGCTTATATAATATA